ATAGTCGTCCGTTTCCAGCTTCACGGCGGATTTTACTTTGTTAAATTCGAGCTTTAAATCCTTTTGCAAGAAATTTTTATTCTCGTATTTTAGTCCGCGAGCCCCGAGTGAGTAAGCGAAATTAGTCCGCACGACGTCGAAAAACTCTTTGAGCTCATCGACCTTATCTAGCTTAAAGCCCACTTTCATATTATTAGCTGCAGTAGCTACTTGCTCGGCGCTCATTTCAAACGCCGTAGAACCCGTAGCCAACAGTCTCGTATACTTTACGAGATCTTCGCCGGCTAAATTTATCTTGCCTCCGCCGCTTGCGATGTTTGCGATATTTTCAAAGCTTTCTCCAAGCTCGCTTGAAAGCCCTCTCATCTCGTTTTTTAGCTTTAGTAAGTTTTCTTCGCTATCGTCTACGTATTTTTTGACGTTAGCAAAGGCTGCTTCGTCGTCTATGGCTAGTTTTATAGGCACTGCTATGACACTGGTTTTTAAAGCGTTTGGTATTTGGGCCAGCTCGCTCGTTAGATTCGACCTCATGCTCCTTAAATTTTCTTGTAAGTTATTTAATCTGGCGTTATCAAGAGAACCCAGAGCCTGCCTAGCCTCATTTATCGTCCTGGTCATATTCCTTAGACTATCTCTTAGTGTATTTATCTGGCTTAGGCCTCTAACGGCTAGGCCGATACCGATACCTACCGACGTCTCTTGCATTTGCGCTCCTTTTTGTGATACAATTCCTATAAAAAGGATTAAATATGAAAGTGTTTTTACTTATCACCTTATTTGCGGCTTTGTTTTATATTTATCCCGGCCTTTTTGATAATGTCATAGCCGTACTATTTGGTCTTGGCTTGCTAGGCGGCTTTATAGGCATCGTCGGCTACGTTTTAAAAGAGGCTCAAAAAGCGGTTTCATAAAAGCAAACCGCTAAAATTTACTCTTTAATATCTCCTCTGCGATCCCTAAAAATTTTACGTATTCGTCTGTGCTAAACTCCATAATTTCATCAAACGAAAAATGAAGCGTATGACCTATTATCGCTACGCCCTCAAAGGTATGGCCTAGGACAAAAAACGCGCCACCGCGCTAAGAATAAGCGAGCAGTCTTTAGCTTCTAGCTCCTCAAGCTCGGCTTCACTCATACAAGTAAGGTTGCTAGCTAGCCTAAAAGTCAAATCGGCCTCGCTGCCTTTTGCGCCGCTCATAGCAAAGCGAAGGTCTTTGCCCTTTGGGTGCCTGATTTTAACTTCGTTACCGCCTGATAGCGTAATGACGGTGTATTTGATACCGTCTTGTTCGATGATTTCATTTTTCTTGCTCATTTTTATTCCTTTGACTTAAAATTTAAAGGCCTTTAAAAGCCGTTTAATCTATCGGCGCAGCTCTCGTCGCCGATAGAAAATATTTATTATTCGCCCAAATTTGAACGCACTTGCGCCAAATAATCCACCCCACCTATCAGGCATATCATGTTTTCTACGTCAAATAGCGCCACGGGGATTTTGCCTATATTTATATCTAAAAAATGTACGGCTAGTTTGACGCTCACTTCCATCTCTTTTCCGCTTTCAAAGCTTCCCGGGTCTATCTCGGTAATATCGCCGGTTACGGCCATAGAAAAAGGCTCGGGAGTACCTTTGCCTGCTTGAAATACGCTAGCTTTAAATAAAAAAGGAATTCTGTTATTCCAAGTATTTAACCCGTATCCAAGATAGGTGTTTTTATCGAGTACGCTTAGCTTAAACTCCATTTCTACGGGTTTTATCGTCCCGCTTGCGAAATTGCCGCCAAGCGCGCCTTTGACTTCGATCATCTCTTGTTCTATCTTTGGGATAGTTAGAGATTTAACGACGCCTAAATATCCTTGGCCGTTTATAAAAACATTGGCCTCCTGAACAACCTGAGGTATCTGTCTTTTTACCATTTTTTATCTCCTTTGAACGCCAAGCAAAGCTTGGCTAAAAGGAGCCTCTGCTTGCAGTTGCAAAGGCTCCGCCTGTAGCAAAAATACTAAAGTCCCCGCAAGCTGGGTGCTCCTGATTTGCTCCAAAAACCTTTTTCTTAAGGCGCCTATTTATTTAAATCGTTCATCAGCGTTTCGCCGTATTTATCGACATAGATAAAATCAAGCGTTAGCTGTTTTACGATAGGTGTGTTTTGCATTCTGACATCTAGATAAAATTTGCCGTCCGTAATGTTTGCTAGCGTATTTTTCTCGCTCCAAGATAGCTCGTATCCGAGCAATACCTTTGCTCCTACAAGCCCCCTAAGCAGCTCGCTAACGCTTCTTTTGGCGTGATAGAGCTGGTCGGCCTTTTTGTCGATAGCAAACAGCACGCCTTTTTGGCAAGCCTGCGAAATACGGTCAAATACTCTAACGCGCGCTAAATCCTTCCATATAGTATCCTGATCGCTAGTCTCTCCGCCCCAAGCCCTAAAGCCGCTTTCTCTAATGACGGTCGAAATTTTAGCCGCCCTTAACTCATCGGCCGTGCACGTCTCGCCAAGCTCGAAATCTACGTCTATTTCCGTGCCTGAAACTCCTATCATCACTCTGTTTGAGTAGCTGTCGCTATATCCAAACTCGCTTGCGCCGTCCGTATGAGCTATCATCCCCGCTATTCTAGCGCTTTGCCCCTCATAGACGTAAGCGTTCGTTTCGTCATCCCAAACTTTGACGTTAGGATATGCAGCGACCAGTCTTCTAGTGCCGAAGTCTCCCATCTTTACTATCGCCGCGGCCGCGTCCTGGGCTTTTAAATCTACGATGCCGGTCGCTTTTAGCCTGGTAGCTACTTTTTCTATCTCGCCTTTTACGGCGTCTTCGTGGCTAAATCCCGGCGCTATAATTAAATTTGGGTTATATCCGAAGCGAGATTTTGCTTTGGTTAGCTCTGATACGGCCTTTTTGCACTCGGTGATCTCGTCGTTCGTATCGCTATCGTCGTCTTTGGTGAATACGCTCAATATTATTTGCGTATTCACCGCCTGATCTTCGATGCCTTTTAGGGCCCTATAAATCGAGCCCTTTTTAAAAGCTTGGCTCGCGTCCTTTTTCGCCTTGTATTTTGCCTCTAACGCTTCAAGCGCCTTTGTCGTCGTCATGAAAAAATGTAGGCCGTTATCTAGGACCTCCTCATATCCCGCAATTCCTATGGGCGTCGTGCTTTCTACGCTGATAGGCCTTGCGGCCTCGGCTGAAATGGTTACGTTTACTCCGAACTTTGCTGCCATACTATCTCCTTTTAAAATTTGTTGATGATTTCTACTTGAAATTCTTTTTTGAACGTCAGCCTTATGAACTCTTCCAGCGCTCTTTTGCTGTCGCTAACTCCGTATTCGTCCGCCTTGTTTCCAAGCAAGATGCACCCCTGCGTATCTTTTGGGACGTTGCCGCTATGGATGAGTATGCATCTATCTTTCGGCACTTTTTCGTTAAAAAGCAATGGCAAAAGCCTTTGAAATTTGTCGCTTTCATGCCAAGTCGTTTGGTAAACTCCGGCCGGTATCCGCTTATCGCGGCCGCGCTCTACGGTATCCGGGCCCGCGGGCTCGAGCGTAAAGCCCTCTAGCAGCACGCGCCTATTTTGCGAAACTAGGCAAAATCTGCCTATCGTGCCGTCATAAATATCTTTAATCCTCTCGACTATTAGCTTCATTTTTGCTCCTTTATTTGATTAAATTTATCATTGCGACCGCGATCAATATAGCCGCCGCAATAATCATAAAAGTCTTAGTTGATGTTTTCATTTCTTGACCCTTTTCATCGGATGAAACGCCCATACCGTTTTAAGCACCTTTTTATCCTCGCTCTCGATAAATTCATGCCAATTTTCGGGATTTGCGCCGGCTATATCCATGAGCTTCCACCCCACGTAAATGCGGCAATAAAAGCCGCTTAAAAAGCCCGTGTATCTTATCTCGCGGTAGTAGCCAAAACGCTCCCGTCCATCTTTTAGACGGCACTCTACCTTACAAAAACCGCTTTTGCGCCCTTTATTTTGCGTGATAAGCACGTCGCCGTGCGTAACGACGCTAGAAGGTTGAACGTCTAGGACTTTTACTCCGAGGTATTTGACGCAAAAATACCCGATCCGGTTTCGTAGTAGCCAGCAAAGGCGGGCGAAATACGTGCGGTTTTTCGGAGGCGGGAAGTGATCCCGTCTCCATCCGCCGTCGCCGTTGATCGCCGCACTTTGTCCGTCGTAAAAATCGTCGGCATCCTCAAACCAGCGAAAACATCGCGGCAGATGATCGTCGCTCTCTTTCGTGAAAAGCAAAGCGATCGGCACGACGAAAAAAGCGAGTATCTCAAGCGGAAGCTCGATGATGAAATTTCTAGCTACTGTTAGCCACTGTTTAAATGTTGGTTTCATTACAGCCCCTTTAGTTCTTCGTAAGGAATAATCGTTTCGTAGAAGTAGGTTCCAATAAAATCTCTAAGTTTTGCCAAAAATGCTATTTTTAGCCCCTTTTCGGTTTCTTCCCCGCTTAAAATTAACACCGGCAATCTGATAGGTTTTTTACCGTCTACAATATCAAATAAGTCGGTGTAAACGCTGTCTTCACTCATGTTTTTAATAAGATCATCTAGGTTATACATGCCGGATCTTTGTGTTGAAAACTCAGTTAGTGTCTTATTGCGTCGCAAAATATATCTCGTTCCTCTTAGTAAACATATATCCTCTTGAATAGCCTCTACCGGCTGGATAGGAATATCTACTTGAGTCTTATTTTTAACTAGAACTCCAAAACTTCGCTCGCTAGTACCGTCATCTTTATGCCTAAAAGCGTAAATATCGCTACCGTTTTTATAATAGTTGCTTCTCATTGAAACCGTATTGTTAATACTATTTTTAATCGCCTTTATGTCGCCTTCTTTTAAAGGCAGATCATTTACCGATGACTCGGTTATCGCAAATTCATCGCTAACCTTATAGACTTTTAATATGCTGGCGCCATCCTTGACGACTATAAAATCCTCGATAAACAATAGATC